CAAGATATTTTTTTTTATCTTCCTCATTTGCAATAGACTTAACATCTTTGTTTAACCAATTATAATATGTTTGTTCAGATATTCCCGCATATTCACACGCATCAAGGATTGTTAGTCCCTTAGTAATTGCAAGTAATAGTCTATCTTTTGCTTCTGAATATAGTAATGTTTTTCTTCCCATTTTTACCTCTTGTTTGAGTAAACCCTGTTAATACAGTTTAATTTAAGTTTTGAAGTTTCCACCTCACATAATCTGGATTGTTCTTTTCAATCTCGGTATAGTGTGTAGCCATACCATTTACAATATCTTCCTCTTTTTTGTCGTCCATTTGCCTCAGATAGAATATTGCATGGAGAAGCTCATGCTTCACCAAATCTACCGCAATTGTACCGCCTCTCTCAATAATCGTCTCATCAACATATATCTTCATCTCTCTTGAATGAAAGCTACCTTGCTGTTCAGCCAACTCATATGATATATGGTTATTGATTTGTATTATTTGAATACGATAATGAGATAAATTTATAAACTCTGGTAATTCAACTTTTTTCACACTTCATCAAGTCTCCTGTTTTCACAATAAAAAGTCCATGTTTTTAGCGATTGACCCTCGTATGTGCCTTTTTCTTCAGCTAATTCCATAAGCATTTCAACCTTATTCCAAAAAACAAAGTCTAAACACTCTTGTTTTGTGTCAAAAGATTTAAGCAAGTAATCAGTATATATCGGCTTATCAATATCCTGATACCATAACATGGCTGTTATGACCCAGATCATTTGCGTTTTCTTTTACGCAAATCTAAATCGTGTTTCCTACTTCCTCTTAAAAAACTATTGACTCGACCCATCGCCCAAGCCGCCATCGGGACTCTCCTTGATCCAGCACTCAGAAAAGCTCCTTGTCCTCTACGATAAACCTTCGCAAGTGTGCCATATGTATATCTTTTTGATGCTTTGGCTTTTCTCCTTAATGTTGCTTTTGTAGCTTCTGATAAAGGTTTTCTTTTTACAGCCATTATGCTCTTGTCCTAGCTCTGAGTAATCCTCTTGGTATTCTTCTCCCTGATCTATATAAACTTGCAACTCTTTTAATTAAATTAGCTCGTCTTGATCTTTTTGCTCCTCTTAAACCAGATAAATATTTTTTAGGTACACCAGTTTTCTTATCCTTTGGTACTTTTCTTCGTTTCTTAGCCATTATTTGCCTACTTTTCTTTGTGCTGATATGTGAGCTTGTCTAAAAGTACGACCTCTTTTCATGTCTCTTGCCATTGCTCTCATGTGTTTTAGGCTATGGTGTCTAGCATGACTTCTCATTGTCTTTTGTTGTCTCGGCTTGAGATCCTTTATAATATTCTTAATAGACGCAACCTTAACCATTACTTTCTCTTATTCTTCTTTTTCTTTTTTTTCTTTTTACCCATGTGATATGGCATGAAAAACTCCCAAAAATTAATGTTTATTTGATGTACAATTACACGAATGGTAATTATATCAACTTTTACTCTTTACTGATTATAATGTCAATAAATTTGATCTAAAAATTTTTTAAAATCGTCAATTGCATTTCTAAACTTGTTACCGGCAACTTGCCTATTCATTTGAAATTTCATTGCTAGTTCTTTAATTGTAAAATCCATAACACATACATAATACAATATTTCACAATAATAATCACCTAACCAATTGTTTGCTCTACTTAATTTATATATGGCTTCAACTCTATCAACAGCCATATCTGACCAACCAGCTGTGTCTCCTATTTTATGAAAATTAGATGTATAACTACCAATACGAGATTTTTCCCATAACCTTCTGTATTTTAATGCGGTATAATATTGAACATTGTTTAAAACTTTTTTTGATCGGAGAATATCTAATGAGCTTTCAGCTACATTAATCATTACTATTCGCCCTTGTCCTCTAGCTTTTTCTTTCTTTGTGCCGATAAACTTAGGTTTTATTTTTCTACGATCTTCTGCTTTTATTGCTTCCATAAAAGCAATGTACTTGATTTGTTTTAGTCAGACAATCTTTTTAAAATATGACATATAACATCTATAGTCCAACCATCACCCAATAAAGATGCAGCTTGATTTCTACTTACGGATTTTGTGTAGTTTATAGGAACAGTTTGCAATCTTTCCATTTCGTTTCTTGTTAAGATACGATTATGAAATGGTGATAAGTTTTCTTTTTCAAAAACAATATTTACAAAACCGCAAGTTCTCCATCTTCTAAATCTTCTTTTATTAGATTTATGGGGTCTTGATTCACCTTCAAGTAAACAATATGCTTTATTTTTAGTAACATATCCATTATCTAAAATATCTTTAAATTTAATTTTTTTATCAATTGGTTGAGGAATATCGCAATATCTAACTCCAAATAAATCTTTCCATTCTTCTCCTATATTAGTCCAATATAAACGATCTCTCATTTGAGCTGAAACCCTTGAACTATTTATTCTAACCGGATAAGTTTTCATTAAGCTGCTTATATAATCGTATTCTTCTTGAGCCATAACAACATTTTCAAGTAAATAATTTTTTGGTTTGCACTCTTTTAACAACCTATAAAATTCAAAAAATAAACTAGATTTTTTACCTTTAAGTCCATCTCTCGTTAAATTTGCTCTACTAAAATCTTGGCATGGGCTACCAGCTAATATTAAATCAATTTTTGGCAAATTATCTCCTTTAATTTCCCTTATGTCTCCTAGTTGGATCGTATTTGGATAATTTTCTTGAGTTATTTTAATAGCATATGGTTTGACCTCACTTGCAAAATAATTATCATATTTAATGCCTAAACGATTAAGGGCAATTTGACCGCAGCTCATTCCATCAAATAAACTTAATACATTCATATCTTTTTACCTGTCATGTAATCAAAGTTAAGTTGTTGTTTTCCATTACTAAAAGTAATTTCTTTCCAACTATGTGCTACCATCACAAATCCTTTTGGAATATGATTGGGAAATCGTTTTCTAAAAAATTCTTCTGGTGTTACTTGTTTTACCTTTTCTATCTTATCTTCATCTAACCATCGTTCTTGACTTATAAATGTAGAGAAATGCGGAATAAATTCAATACTTGTGGCTTTTTTTGCGAGGCGGTTGTAGGAGTTTACAAGGTCATCAATAGATACCTTTTCTTTTATTTTAATCCATTTCTGATAAGCAACCTTTTTACTACCTCTCTTAGCAGTAAGACGTCTCCATAAATTATTAAATTCATCTATGTTTATTATTTTATTATTTAATTGTTTATGTTTATTGCCATGAGGTTTGCCATCTGATTTGCTGAGTGCGTCTTGATAATCGTCATAATTTAGTACTTTAACTATGTTTGGGAAGTCTGCTGATTTGCCATCTGGTTTGACGAATAGTATGCTGTTAAATTTTACCAACTTATCCAAGTAATGCCTTGTTTTTGGGTGTGACCAACCCCAAGCCTCCGCCATGTATGATACTGAATGGCAAAACTCGCCTCTTTGTAATCTAACTGTTTGTGTACCTATTGTGAAATCCCTTTCTGCAAAACTAGCCTCCAACAATATCCAAAGCCAAGCTCCAACCTCACAGTATGTTCTATCTCTTTTGTTAAGTGCTGGGTGATTGAGTATCGCCCTCGATATTTTGATATATCCTTCCATATGTTTTAGCCCTCTCATCAAGTAAGTGAATGATAGTCTGTGTATTCACTTTTTTACAACTAGACATTGTTACTAAATTTTTCGCTATTGTAAAAGGATTAATTGACCACTTTTGATAAAAAGAAATTTCACCCAAGTAATGCTGTTGCCTGTGTAAATCAGTATGTAAACTTATGCAATAAAAGTCAGATGGTTTTATGCTAGTACCTCCATCGCTGAGTATGCGTATATGACAAGCCTCGCCTTTTTCACCAGTTATTATACAAGGTTGTTTTCTTATGAAATTTAAATGCTTCGCTGATCTAATAATATTTTTCATGAAATTAGTGAGGCGGCTAAACGAAAGGGCATTTCATCTGGAGGAAACCGCCTCAAAACCCTTTATAAAATGCCAAAAATCA